CCATTTCTCCAGCTTCTAACCCATTGCTTCCTCTTGTCTGCTTAACAGATGCAAATGTTGTTAAAGTCGTTGATGGCGTTGGTGTTGTACCTCCAGCGCCATCGCTTACAGATTGAAAGGTTACAAAAGAAACCTTTTGGTCATACTTGCCAAAATTAATCATACGAATAGGTCGGCTCTATATTTTAACTCAGTTGTGATACTAGACTTTTGAGCGTAATAAGTTTGCATATCAATTAAGTTCTGTCGATAAGCAAAATCTGTCGCAATCCTTTTAAGCATAGCAACTTTAAGGTCTTGAGGCAAAGGATTTGACACATTAAATCCAGCTGAGTAAATGTAATTTTCAACTTCAGTTTCGTCAGTTGTAACATCTGAAACCCAAGGTCCAATTGGATAAATCCTTTCTGCTCGCTTATTATTTGAAACAGTAACATTACGTTGAACGTAAAGCATACCGCTTGCCTTTTCAGACTCAATCCTTGCAGCTGGAATCAATTGGCTAGTTAACAAACTGTCCCAATCTGAATAGTCAATCTGTAACCAAGCTTTAGCTTCTGCCAATGTAATTGGCTCGGTTGCTACTTGATAATTGTAGCTAATGTCTAAAGGTCTAACAACGCTCATTTCGTTTTAATTTTTTCTTTGTCCACTTTGACCCAAACGGCCATGCCTTTGTCAACCAAGTAGGTGTCATAGGTCTTGCCTACGCTTAAAACCTCACCTTTCTGAAATGGCGCCAAGTCAATCAATAATTTTATCATAAATGTACCGATTATTTTTGTAAATGTTTTTTATCATTCCAAGGCTCATCATCTGTCCAAAGTCGGTAACCATGAAAAACATAAAGAGACCTAATCAATCCAATCTTTAAATCTAACTCTTTAACCCTCATCGAAAACAAAGAATCAAAAGCCAAACTATTTTCTGTAAACTTAATCTTTTTCCATGTTTTATACTGAAACGCCATAAAAAAGCCTGCGATATATTCTTTAATTTCTTGAATACCTTCTCCTTTATATGAGTTCGCTATCTCAAAATGATTTCTAACATTTAAATCGTAGCTAAAGGCATTCCCATGCAATTGGTGTTTTGACCTTAATCTATTTGTGTAGCATCCAACCAAGCCAAATTTGTCTCCATCTAAAGACAACGCATCGTTTATTCTTTTACCCCAGTCGGGAGTCAAATAAAGTATGTCACCGTCTTGCATTACTATCCAATCCTCATCATTTGCATTTAGGCTGGACAAGTATTCATTGTAGGCTTTCCCTATATCTTTGTCTAAGCTAAAAGGATTGGAGTAAAATATTCTCATTTGTAATTTACAAATTCAGGGCGCTTCAAAAACTCTTCGTAAAGCTTCAAGTTTTTTTTACCGCTTTCTCTTCTATCATTAATTGATAAAGAAGAATTAACCGCAAACCTCCAGTCTAAAACATCAAATAAATCTAGGCTATTTTTTACATCCATAAATGCATGAGGAGTTAATCCTAAGTCGTGTATTCTTTGAGAATATTCTACGTGTTCAAATCCCCAAAGTCCAAATTCAGGCCTCATTCCACCTGCTACTTCAAGGCATATATTTTTTAAGTAAAGCATACACCCATTTGGCGCAGTATATGTCATTAATCCTTCATATTCACCGCAAACCCTAATCGAAGGACTATAAATAACATTGTTGCTTTTTTTATCAAAGGTCAAGCACAAATGGTTTACTTCAGAATTAATGTATGACTTATGCCAATCATCTGATTTAGGTCTTACATCGTCATCGCAAAGAAAAATGTGGTCATGTTTATCAGCTAACTCTAAACACTTGTTTTTAGCCTTAGCTATTCCAACATTTTGCTCAAACCGATAATCAGATTTTACTGGAGTTATAGATGCATCATCAACTACAAAAATTGTAGCATTGCTTGGCAAATACTTTTTCCATTCGCTTAATGTTTCTTCAAATACTTCTTTCCTATTGTGAGTTGTTATGCAGACTGCGATTGTTTCCATTCTAAGAATCTTGGATGTTCTGAAAATAAATTTTGATTATATTTTTGATTGAATAACTCTAGCTTGGACCACATCAAATCATTTCTATCATTAATGTTTCTTTGTTTTAATGTTTGGCTACCCAAATGATTTACTTTAGCCGAAGGAACTAACATTGGGGGCATATCAATTTTCTTTAACTGCTCAATTAATGAATTGTCAGCAAACCAAAAATCAAAATCCTCATCAAGGCCACCAATTTCTTTGTAAAATGACCTTTTCATCATAAATGCCCAACCTGATAAGTTTCTTCCGCATTCCCATCCTTTTTCATTTTCTGTGACATCCTTTTGTCTAAAGTCAGTCATCGCAATAGGGCTAACAATAGGATAGTCAGCAGCCAACAAATTATGCAACCAACCATTTTTAAATATCAAATCGTTGTTACAGAACATGACCCAAGGAGCATTACCTCTAATTGCACCAAAATTTAAAAATTTGTTATAGTTGAATTTTGAATGAGGATTGTAAGTCGCTGCATTTTTATAAAACAAATTAGTTTTTTCTTCTATAACAATGCAATTAACTTCCAAGCCATTTGCTGCTTGTATGCAACTATCAATGGCGTGTTGAGTCATTCTTGACCCGATTTTAGTAGCGTTTGAAATAAACACCACATCTACTATTGGATTCATATTGCCTTTTCGTTTATTTCTTATGTTGGGAATATACTCTTGAGCAACGGTTGTTAAATCGCTATAATCGTAATGGTAAAGAACTTTATTAATTTTAAACTCTGAGTTTAAATGCGGTTTTAAAATCTTTGCATAAGCAGCATCCTCAGCTCTAGGTAAACTAGGAAAAGAAACCTTTGTAGAAACTTCCTTTTTTATTACTGCAATATGATTTGGCAATCTATAATAAGCTTCCTCTGTATTGTAGTCGTTAGGAAAATCTTTAGAATAGTAACAGATTTTAGGATTGTTGCCATTTAGTGAAACAGAAACCTCAAATACAATTGAATCTGCATCAGAATCAATTGCCTCTAAAATAGTTGAAATGTAATCAGGCTCAATTCGGTCGTCACAATCAACAAATGAAATGTATTTACCGCTTGCTATGCTAATCATAAGATTTCTTTTATCACCTAGCATAATGGTTTTATTATCTATTAAATAAATAATTTCAACCTCCTTTTGTTCTTGTTCTGGCAATGCCTCTAATTGACCATAAAGCATATCCAATGATTTAGGCAAAAAGGTATTTCTTCGGCCTGCTACTGAAGGGACTAAAATTGATAATTTCATTTGAACCAAATTATTCCTGTACCTGAATGATGACCAATATCTGTCCAATCTGCTTTCTGCTCTGGAATTTGTTCCCAAAGTTTAGAAAGCTCATCAAAAAGCACAATATCATCCATTAGAACTATTCCTTTCCATTTAATTTCTCTTAAATGATTTAATACTTCTTGTTCGTAAATTCCATCATGCATAGTGTCAATAAACAATAAATCAAAAGAATCATCAATAAATTTATGACCATTTTCCATTATTGAAAACTTAACATTCTCAGGCTTATCATTTAAAGAAATACAATCTTCAACATCATAGGTAAATACCTTGTTTCCTGATTTAGATAGACAAAGAGCTGAATGACCTCTAAAAGTCCCTAATTCCATAATATTACCTTTTACCTGACCACCAATCCAAGCAAGTAATCTATAATGCTCTTCTCCAGCTTTCATATCTATATATTGAAAATTGGTATCATCATTTGGAATTGATTCCATGATTTTAATCATGTCAATTGAATTAAGCGTTTTTTTTGTAGGTTTTTTCATAATTATATTTCGCCACAAGGCTTACAATTTTTCTTAAAGAACATTTCGCACTCACTTCCGTCTTGATTGCACGGCTCTTTTTTAAAGTAAATTTGTTTCTCGCTAGCCTTTGAAATGTAGCGCTGGCAAGTATTTTTAATCTTACATACTTGAGGCTTACACATTGTAAATTCTGCCATAGTTTATTATTTATTTTTTAAAGTAAGTGATTTTGAACGCTTTAAACAAAAAAAGGCGGGAAAATTTCCCGCCCTTTTACACTAAACACAAACACCAAACACTATTAAGTAGTCTCAAGGATAGCCTTTGCAGCTGCAAAAGTTCCTTTAACCAATACTGGAGTATCGTTAGCAGAGATAAACTGCACCAAACGCTGCTCAATTCTTACAGTCTTCAAGTTGTCGATAAAGTCATCACCTGACTCACCAATTGCTACTTGCAAACCGCTTCTCAAACGTACGTTGATAACTGAAAGGTCACCACCTACGAAGTTAGCAGCAGTTCCAGTCAAGGCGTTAGTTGGGATAATGTTTACACCCCAAGCAGTAATTCCACCTTGTGCGTTGAAAGTAACGCCAGCTGGCAAGATATATTGCTTTTCTGCATCCTTCTCAGAAAGCATCAAGTGATATTGTCCAGTCTCAACGAATACGCCAGTAGCAGTTCCGTTTGCAGCTCTTACTTGAGCGATGATTCCGTGGATAACATCCCAGTTAGTAGCAGACTCAACACCACCAGCCATTGAACCGCCAGTGAAAGTGGTAGACTTAGACAACAAACCAGCAAGCTGAGGAGATGTACCATTACCAGTAAACAATTGGTTTTCAATTACAGTCTCAACACGCTTAACGCCATTGGATTGGATGTAAGAAGCCAAGTAAGCGGCATCCTCAAGCATTTCCATAGAAACCTTCATGTGAACACCGATTTTCTCAACCTTAGCTCTCTGCTCTTTGTATTGAACGTCGATTTGAGTTTTCTCAGTTCCTTCGCCAATCATTACTGGAGTTCCTTGTTGGTCGTATTCTTCAACCCATACTGCATACTGAGTACCGATTGCTCCAACGCTTGCGTTAGCAAGGTAAACCAACAAACGCTGACGGATAGGAGAAACAACACCTGTAAACTCAGAGATTGTTACTTGTCCTGAAGACGCTTCGTTAGCAATAGTTGAAGCTAAAGTGATAGTTCCAACTGACTTCTCGTTAATTTCAAATACCAAAGGAGCCTTAAGACGAGCGTTAGGCTCATTCTTCAAACGCTCGATTTCAGCTTTAACTGGAGCGTAAGCCTTAATAAATGCAGTCTTGAAATCTTCTGCGGTTACTTCTTTCTCAACTGCGCTTTTTTGCATAGCGATGTCAAGCTTGTCAAGTTGCTTTTGCATTTCTGCTGCATCTTCTTTACTTACTACATTGTCGAATGATTTCAACAATGCTTCAGCCTTTTCGAAAGCCTCGTTAGCTTTCACCTCTGCATTGCTTGCTTTAGCCTTTAGAGCCTCACCAGCTTCTGCAATGACTGCCTTTACGGCGTCTATTGTTAGATTTTCCATGATTCAAATTGTTTTTTAAGTTCGTTAATTGTTATTATTTCGACCTCTTCGGCTTTCTTAATTTCTAAAGTAGGCTCTGCTGGCTTTAGAAACTCCAAAAGTGATTTGAGTTGATTTTCTAGTTTTTCAAGGGTTTCGTCTGTTGCGTCAGATGTCTTTACAAACTTCTCAAGTCTGTTAAGATATTCGAATGCATCAGACTCGCTTTTCAGGTCAATAAATGTGGTCTCAGGATTAGCTCCTAAGAATTGAACGGCAGAACCCTCATACATCATTACCTCTTTAATTAGGTTTGCTTTGGCCTCTTGGTCGAACTGCTCTTTAATAGTTCTAAACCCAAACGAATGCTGGTTAATTAGTTCGCTTTCAATCATCTTCTGAAAGTCTTGACCAGCAGCATGAGAGCCAATCTTTGCTTCGTAACGTAATCCTTTATTGTCTTCGTAAAGATTAGTGATTTTTGCGACAACTTTGTTTTTGTCGTGGTCAAGCAAATACTTAATTAGCTGCTTTCCTTGTGGTCCACGTTCCATGATTGTCTTGGTAAACGCACCAGCTTCGATAACGTCACCATCAAGGTCTTTATTGCCAAAAACGGCAAAGTAACCTGAAACAATACCTTGTTTCATGTCGCTATCTGTAAAGCCTTGGTTTAATCCTTTTTTTACGAAACCCATATCGCTATTATCTTTTATTTCACCTAATTCTCTTAATTTACTTCTGCTCCATCCTAAAGCAGCCTTACCTCCCCAAGCGTCATACATAAGCAATCCGCAACCTTCTGAATAAGACGTGGAGGCTTGTAAATCAACCTCGTGACGGCTTAAATACGAATACATTCGCTTAATGGTATCAACCGACAAAGGCTCGCCATTTGCAAGCTGGTTGGCTCTTTGTTTGCCTACTGGCGTACCACAAGGCCCCCAACCATTCTCCTCAACATATTTCAAAACCCTTCTAGCGTTATTTCTAACTGACTGAGGATAATCGGAATATGATTGCTCGGCTTTTTCTAGCATTGCTTATTCGTTTACCCAAATATACAAAGAAAAAAAATTAGGAAACAAAAGGCGATTAAATCACAAATGCATTAGGAAAGTTTCGGCGTGCATAAGACTCTGAAACATAAACAACAACGCAACTGCAATTTACTGTTTGAGCGGCTCCTCCGTTAATATCTCCTGGTTTGTCCATTTGTACAATGGTAAAATTAGGATTGGTAAATTGAAAAAATATGTCTGCTCTATTTGGTTTGTCTTGCGCTTGTATGTGCTGGATTCTTGGCTCTTTAGCTCCGCCGTGAATCCATATTTTCCAAAGTTGAGTTCCAGTTTGTCTTGCCCAATCTTCAGCAGATTTCTTTTTACCTTCATTGTAGGCTCGTGTTGATTCTGTCCTTGCTATTGCTCTTGCACGTTTTATGTCAGGGATAAACTCTAATAAAAGCCTTTCAATCTGAAAAGGGTTTAATCCATCCTCGATACCTTGAGCAATAATTTCATTTACCTTTTTTTGAGTTGTGTTGGTTACATCTAAAATAAGTTGACCAAGGTTTTGTAAAACCCAATCCTTAATCCATTCCTTCCAAGTGTTTAAAAAGAAATTATCGGGAATAAAAGCCTTCTCTCTGTTGTCTTGTCTTATGCGATTAAACTCTTTGCGTGCTGAATCAACAAAGACATTTTGGTAAAACTGGATGTAAGCGTTTTGCATAGGCAACAATGGAACAACTGGTTTTGCCTGTTCCTTCAATGCCTCTGTAAATATTTTTACTCCAAGGCGTTCGTATCTCTTTAAGTCTGCTTGCGCTGACCTTTTAACCTTAGAATAATTTATTTTTCTCATTGCTTAGGCTTGGAAATCTACAAAGTCAGTTGCTGCACCTCCTAAAGCCTCCTCGCTTGGAATTACGTTGCTTGGAATCCAATGTACATCCATTGCTGGGTCTTCGCTTGCGTGCCAGTTTAGTAGGCTTCTAACCTCGTTACCAGTAAAGTAAGGTGACTTGCCATAAGTGTCAAGAATTACCTTTACATCGGGTTGCAACTCGCTAAAGCTAGAAATATCAAAGTCGATAACGTAATCCATGCCATAAGACTTTCCAATCCATTGAGTAAACTTCTCCTCAATCATTTGCAGTTGCGGCATAATTACATCGGTAACCAAAGCCTTTTGAGCGCCTTCTAAGTTGGCATAAGTAGCGTTAGACGTAAATAATACTGGATTAACTCCCCAAAGACCGCAAAGGGTCTGCAAGTCCATGTTTTGAGAGTTAATGATATCCATTGCAACTGGGGACAATCCGATTGCATCGTAACGCAAAGGAATGGAAGAGGCAACGATTTTATTAATGTTTTTATTGCCATTAATACGTTCGTCAATTCTTTCATCCATTTTTGCCCTTTGGTCAGGCGATGGCCAAAACTCAGGGTTTGTAATGTTAGGCGAAATAATACCTTTGGCGCCTCCGTTTTGGAAAGTCTTTTGCTTTGCCTCGGTCGCTTCGTTATTTGCTTGCAAGGTCTTTAAACCAGCCAATAGGGGAGGCATACCTCTAAGTTGTGCGCCGTTCAAATCCCAAGTAAGGTTTGTGGTTTTGATGTGCAATACTTGGTCTGCTGGTATCTCAATGTTTTGGTCTCCAATAATCAATTTGTAGCCTCTCACAGGCTCAAACAAATTACCAGCTACAATTTCCACATAGTTTGACGGCATTACGTACATCTCCTTAATCTTGCCCTTATTTGGTCCTTCAGCTGGAGAAAAGCCATAAACAAATATTTCACCGCTAGTATTGTACCACGTTAGCATGGCATCTAAAAACTCCACCCAAGTTTGCATCGGGTTAGGGTTTTTAATTAGCTGGCTTACTGGGTCAGAGTAATTAACATCTTGCAGCTCTTTTTTTCTAAACGCTATGCTTTGCAATCTGTTTAACTCTTTAGAGTTGTATTTCCCTCCTCTGTATTTCTTTGCTGCTTCAGTTTCTTTATAAACGTAAGTAGGGCATTGTTTGCCCTTCTCTGCTATTTTCCGAATAATTGAATAAACTAAAGCGTTTCCCTTGTAACCTTGGTCAATAAAAGTTTGCTGGTTTGAGTCATACCAAACAACAAGAGTCGAAGCCGTAAATTGGCCGTATAGGATTTGATTGAGCAGATTTACATCGGGATAAGTCTTGGTTGGCATGACTTGTGGCGTGATGTAATTCTGAAGAGCCTTTAATAGCATAGCATATTCGTTTTAACAAATATACCTATTTATTTTTTTCTAAAAATGTAGTTCCATAAAACCAAATTACAAGCATGGAAGCTCTTGCTACCCAATGCCATGTAAGCGGATTAAAATCTAAAGTTATAAATGCAATCAGCACGTATGTGATAAACATTAGAATAATCGCTGCAATTGTTTCTTTGCTCATATTGAAAAGGTAAATTTTGAACCCAAAAGTAATTCGGTAAATCCCCAAACAAGCGCATCTACTCGGTCAGGCGACTTGCCTTTATCAGGGTCAAATGTAATCATTTGATTTTCAAGGATTGGAAATTGGCCAATGTGATAAATTTTATTTTGCTCATAAAGTGAATAGATAGGCTCGGCTCTGACGTATTTACCCTTAATTGCATTTACTAACTTTATCCTTGCGGTCGTGTTTTGCGACCTCAAAACGCTTTCAACCATATCTCCTCCCATGTTTTTCTCGGCAACTATGCAATCGGCGTTCCAGCGTTCAAATGCTTTAACGGCAACGGCTGCCCATTGGCTAGGGGAGTATTTACCGCTTAGGTCTTCCAATACATATCCATTTCCATTTGAATCTTTAGCACAAACAATTATACCAGTCTCATCTGAATCTAAATTGGCGGATGCTGCTGGGTCAACCGATATCACAATGCGTTCTAATTGTGGCGAATTCGCCATTCTAAGACGTTCAATTATTTGCCTATTCCACAACATTCCCTCAGCATCTTCTAGCCAATGGCCAAGGAATAAATGGTTGTATCTGTGTAGGTTTTCTTGCTTAACTCTATTGGCTTGGTCAATAAATGACTGGCTTAAATTTTGTAAATTGTCTAAATAGGTAGTGTGAATATAGGTGCAGTTTTCAGATGGATTTTTTACAAATCGACCGTGAATCCAATGTGATTTAAAACTAGGATTCATTACCAAAATTATTCTATTTGGTTTGTTTTTAGCTCTTATTGAAAGGTCTATTCGGTCAAATGTTTCTTCATCTTGTTGTTCTTCTGCTTCATCTAATACCCAAGTCGTAACGCCAGCAATTGACTTTAGATTAGCCGTTGCGGTGCCTTGGCTGGTCTTTATGCCTCGAAATAAAATCTTTGAGCCTGTCGCCTTGTTAATGATTTCGGACTGCGTTATTTCAAAGTCATCCGATTTATTCATCAACTCAATCTTGTCGATGAACTCAGGTATAATCGAAATAAATGCAGAAGTTAGAGTCCAACGAGTAAAAAGGATTACGTGTCCCTCTTCGTAAGTTAGGTTTAAAAGAAATAACGAAAGTGTCCACGACTTACCGCTACCTCGACCACCAGTAATTAGGAAGTAACGGCTTTGAGGATGCTCTATAAAAAGAGGTTTGTATTTATCTATTATTCGGATTTTATCCACTCGATTGGAGGCGTGATTTTGTCGCCTTTAGTTGTATGGTCGTGGTCAAACTTATCCCTTTGCCCTAGCCTTTGTTTTCCTAGCCAAATAAGCATACCTCGGTCTTTATCCTTTAAAGCTGCCTCGTATTGCTTGGCAAGTAGCAACGCATCTCCCTTGCTCCTATTTTGCCGTAAAAACTCGGTAAAACCCATTGCGAGGTCATCTTTGCAGCGGTTGTAAAATGTCTCCTCGTCTATGCCTAAATAAGCAGCACATTGGACGCCTGTACATCCAGCTTGTACAAGTCGTCCCATTTCTATCCAGTCGATTGGTGATTTTGGTCGTGCCATATTACAAAGTTACTCCGTTTTTTTTAATGACTAAAGCTGGGTCTAATTTACGCATCCTGTCGACAATGACTTGGCAATACTTTGGGTCTAATTCAATACCGTAGCACTTGCGCTTTAGTTGGTGGCTTGCTACCATTGTAGACCCTGAACCTAAAAACCCGTCAAATATTAATTCGCCTCTAATATGGTCATCTATAATTTCAGATAACATGTTAATTGGTTTTTGAGTTGGATGAACTCTTTTATCTTTTTCACCTTCTCTAATCATTCCATTCCACAATTGGTCATAAATTCTAATAGGTGTGTGAAAACTACACCAAGCCATTTCACCATCTGCAAAAGTATTTCTAATGTCTGTTCCAGCTCTTTTATTCCATATTAACCACCCATCGCTAAATGGTAAAAAATCTGTAAAATAATTACCTCCCCAAATAATAAATTTATCAAAACCTAAAGAAATACAAGTTTGATAAAATTCATTAGCCGTTTCTGTAGTATCATCAGCTATTACTTCAGAGTACTTTCCTTTTTTTGCAACGCCAAAATTTGCTCCAACCATTTCAGATTTTACAACTTTTATGCCATAAGGAGGGTCAGTAAATACCATATCTGCCTTCTCTCCATTCATCAACTTTGCAACTGTATCAGAACAAGTGCTATCCCCACAAAGCAAACGGTGGTCTCCAATCTCAAATAAATCGCCAAGTACAATATCTGTCTCAACTTGGTCTGGCATTTCATAATCATCCTCCTCCGCACTTAACTCTTCTTTAACTTCAAAGTCAGGAATATCCAATCCCCAGTCTTCTAAATTATCCGCATCCCATTCGTTTGCCAACTGCTCCCAGTCCCATTCACCAAATCCCACGTTGTCTTTAATTATAAATTGCTTCTGCTCGTCTTCTGTTAAGTCTTCTGCAAAAATGATTGTAACCTCTTTTAATCCTGCTTCTTTGCAAGCCTTTAGCCTCATATTACCCCCAAGCACAATCATATCTGAGTTAACTACTATTGGCCTAATTTCGAGCATCTTTGGGAACTCCTTAATTGATTTAACAAGCTTGTTAAACTTATCATCCTTAATTAACCTTGGGTTATTAGGATTCATTTTTACTTCAGAAATTTTTACTTTTTGTATATTCATATTGCTTTAATTTAATTTTAAAAAAAAGCTTGAGCAAAACCCAAGCCTTTTTCGATTAACAAAAACCCAAAATAACTACATTAGTATTATTGTCTGACCAGTCGGCTCGCCACTAAAATTGCAAAGCTTTCCGTTCCATTCAAATCTTACTTCTTTCTCTCTTCCTTGGTAAGATGCTGCTAGCGTTCTAATCTGTCTTTGTACTATATCCATACTTTCAAACTTTCCTTTTCCTTTGTTTGACCAAGGGGACCATTGTCCGTCTCTTAATCTATAACGAATTTCCAGCGAATAGTCAGGCTTTGAAATCGGGTAACCTTTAGGCATCTTTTCGCTTTATTACTACCTCCAAACCAATCTCTTCACAAATCTTTCGCAAGTTTAAAAGACTTATTGACTCCAAGCCATTTTCGACGTGGTTAATTGGTGCATGACTCAATCCAATTTTCTTGCACAAATCCAGCTGGTTGTAGCCAGCTTGCTTCCTTGCTTTCTTAATTAGTAACCCTTCGTAAATGCTCATTTGCTTAATCTTTACGCAAATATAAGATTGCGATTTGATTCCAAGTTAAAACCAACATTTTTGTTTAATCCGTACAAAATCCAGCTTGGCATCCGCTACCAGTTCCAAAGAAAAAGTCTTGCTGCAAACCAATTGTTTTAATTTGCTCATAACTCATTTCCTTTTTCCATGTTGCTTTTTTTTCTTGGTCTGCAAACCATTGCATTTTAGCTGGCTCAGTATCCCAATTTTTCCTAAGTTGTTGTACTGGCTTCCAAAAGCATCCAACGCAATTGCTATCTTCAGGAAATACGATACCACTTTTTTGCGCCCACTGGTAAATCGGGTAATGAGTAATTTTATTTTCAATTAATGGAAAATAACCTTCTCTCCATTCTATTTCTTGCCATTGGTTTCTATTGTTTTTTTGCCCAACAATTCCTTTAAAACTTGTACTAAACCTTTCTGCACGTTCCTTTTCGTCGTACCTAAAGCCAACGCCCATTTTTACCTTTTCGCCAATGTTTTTATACCACCAATCAAATATTGGTCGCATTTTCATTTCTGTTGTACAAAACCTCCATTGCTGATTTGGTATTGCCTTTTGCTTTTTATTTAAAGCGTCAAAACTTTTTCCAGCAACCCAAATAATTTCCTTTCCAAGTAATTGTTCTAAGTCACGCATTGCGTACAAAGTCAAGTCGCTTTCTGCCGTTGCAATAAAATCTTTGCTTAGTTTTTCTGAGGCATATTTTACAAGGCTTAAATCTTTAGGTTTGCAATTGATATCCTCGATTTGAACCAAGGCGAAAATTTCGTAATCGGCTGGATAATGCAAAGCTAAATAAGAAGATGTCTTGCCTCCGCTTAAACTATTTATTGTTTTCATTAAAAAGGTAATAGCTGGTAAATCCCCATTTGTATAAACTCTTCTCCTTTTTTAACCAAGCACTTGCGCACGTTTAACTCAAAAACGTTTTTGTCGTCAAAACCGTACTTTTTCTGTGCAATGTCCATCAACAACTTGACTGGGTTGTCTAGGTCACTTGCTGAGTTGCTGAAGCCAAAGAAAAACTCAACTCGTAACATTTGGCTTGTGTCTACCTTTGATGCTGGCATACGCAAAAGCATTGCTTTCTCGTAATCTTTGTAGGCTGGCGTTTTAAATCTTTTCCCTTGCCAAGCTAAATTAACGCTTAGAGGCTTCTCGTTTATTTTAAACTGAATCATTTGCACCGTTCATAAATCCAAGACCAAGCCAAGGTCCACAAAGCCAGCAGCACAATAAAAAGCAGTAGGCTAGAAATCTTTAGCAGCAAAAGTAGACAGATGCCTACCAATGCCACAAAGATTGCGTACAAATCGTTTTTTTTCATTTAAAAAGGTAAGTTATCGTTTTCCACAATGCGCTTCTCTGTCGTCTTGTTTGCTACCTGTACAGGCTTCCAGTCGTCTACCTCCAAATAATGTGTTGCCTTGCCTTCAACTTTTTCTTGCTTCTCCTTCATTACTAGATTGACCCACTCGGTATCGTTGGCATTTAAGTAAGCCAATAACTTTTCAAGGTCAGTTCTGCTTTGGCTAATCTTTGTCATTGTGCCAAATTTTGTTTGGATAATCTTTGCGTTTCCGCCGTAAATTTTGCTCATAATTGTTTTGGTTATATTAATTTATCTAAATCCTTGTTTTCTCTGATTGCTTTTAAAATAAACAATTTCCAAATTTTATTCTTGGTCTTGGCTCCAACGCTGGTCTCGTCTACATATCTCACCGTCAAGCGTAATTCTTTTCTAACGTCGTTCTCCATCTCTTCCACATTAAACTCCCAAGGCTTTAAAATTCCTTTTTCTTGAAACTTGTTAAACCAGTTCATGCCCCATTCTGAAATGTCTAAGCAATACCCTGTCTCCTTGGCATATTGGTAATTTTTTCTAAAAATCTGTTTACCAACCTCAATCCAGTAGGCAATCTCTTCGTTAGTTAGTTCGCTTTCTTTGTTGTTTAAAGCTTGGACTTCTTGCACAATTTGGCTTTGGTGGTGGGCATAATATTGATTTATCCAAACGCTAACTGTCTTCTCGTTTACGTGGTAAAAATCTCCGTATTGCCCTCGCATTCCAGCGTGCAAAATGTAGTCAACTCTTGCTTCTGTCATCCAGCCGTAGCTTCCAAATAATTTACTGAGGCATCCAAGTAATTCGCTTGCCTCTTCCTTTTTGTATTCTTTAAACTGCTTAAGTCCGCATACAAACTCCATCTTTCGGAGGTGCGTTAATATTATCTCATTCATTGTTTAGGTGTTTTTGTTTTTGTAAATCCTCGTAAAGTTCGTCGAAAACATTTTTACTCTTGCTTTCTTTTTTTGGTACTGGGTTGCCTCTTTTTACCCAATTAAAAAAATGCTCCTTGGCAAGCTTTTCGTTTTCTTTAAAATCAGCCTTTAAGATACATTCTTGCCTAAAGGTATTCAAATGGTTTTTAACTTCTGTTAAATCTGCTTTCCAGTTGATTGCCAATCCTTCAAGCCAAATGTTGTTATTCCATAATTGACGAAAAATCGCATTATGTGAATCCTCATTTACTTTGATTTCTTTTTCTTTAATTTCTTTTACTTTACTTTCCTTTAATTGCATTGCATCCGCATTGCGTTCGCTATGCGTTTGCATTGCGTTCGCATCAATGTCTCGATTCCAGCGTTTCTTGGCTGATTCTCTTGCTTTTTCTGAGCGCTCTTCCTTCAATTCCATACGCTTTAATAGGCTTTCAGACCAAAAATATTGCTCGTCTAATTCAAATAAATCAAATTCATTAATTAGCTTTTTTATGCAATCTTCATGCGTTTGCAATGCGAATGCAATGCCTTTGTAATGCGTTCGCATACGAAAGTCGCTTTCATTTCTAAGCATCTCAATTATTGCCCAAAACAAACCATACCCCTCCCAACCCATTTCCATCCTTAGCTGGAGAATCTTTGGGTCATCTTTGGCATTTGAATCGTGGGAAAAGTAATAAGCTTCTTTTTTCATATAAAATAAAAAACCCCAACAGGTGAGAGACTGTCGGGGCAGGTTAAGTTAACCTATGGAATCATTCTTGCCTCTCACCTCAGGAATGATTCGATACACAAATATAAATCTTTTTAATTTATCCAACGAGACAACGCTTCTTTAGTTGAAAATAAATACAACCGTAGGATAGTCCCATTTCGATGGCAATAACCTTAATTGGTTTTCGGTCCTGCCAGCCTTCAAAAATTAACTCCTTTTGATGTTCAGTTAAATTGCGGCCTCTCATACTAAATCTTTTATTTTAACAAGCACGCCAACGCTGGTGTTGTTGTCTCCACCTCTTACGTTTGGTCTTGCTTTTCCTTCGTCTACTAATTTTTTTACAAGCATTTTAAGTTCGTCTGTTTTAATTACAATTGCTTTAAATTCTGCGATTTTATAAACCCAATAATCGGCTTGAGTTGTGGCAATGCCTGAGAGTTTACCTCGGCTTTCGTATTCAATGTAAATGTTTCCAGTCCTTGCAGACATTCGGTCAGTCTTGACTTCAAATTTGGAATTACTTACAATGTCGTGGAACCAAGTTTCTCCCTCGACAATGCCATACTCTAAGTCGTATCGAAAATCGCTATTAAACTCCACGCTTTAAAAAGTAGCGTGCAACCCTCTTGCCATTTTCCAGCGTAACCATATCGGTCACCACGTTTAAACCTTTGTCTCTAAGGTCTGCAATTCTTGCGGCTAGTCTAAAGCATCCAAACTGGTTTAAAGCTTCTAGCTGGGTCAAGGAATAGCCATTTAATAGCCATCCCTTTATTAGTGCGTTTTGTGAGTCTGTTGATTCCATTTTTCTTCAATTAGTATAGTTTGAAAATAAATACTTGCATTATTGTACTCCTTAAAAAATTCCTCCTCAGTAATTGCAATCAAATCTTGGCTAATTGTATTTTGATGCCAGCGATTAGCTGACCAGCTGATTTGCAAAATTGAAATCTCGGGATAAACTAGCAAACTGCTTTCCAAATTTGCCTTAACAAATAAGTAAGTCTTGTCGTCCAAAATCATGTGATAATGGTTTGCAATTTTAAAATACTTTGGAACAGTAAACTCTGTTTCCAAAAGAACTTGTGATGTAATTTTAATTGTTTCCATAGGTGTTTATTTTTATTGTTGCATTAATTTAATACCTAGCATATAGCCAAGCGCAAAGATTGGTGACATCGCTACAATGAAGTAGATAATTTTGCCTGTAATTTGAAGTGCTTTTTTCATAAGTGTTTGTTTAAATGTTTAGCAATATTAAATATAATCTAAGAAATAAAAAAGATTTTATATCTTTTTCTCAATCATTTTTTTAGCCTCAGCAACATCCAGCAACTTCTTAACCTTGCGAAATTCTATGTTTTGGTCCTCTGCTATTTCTCGGCAGCAATAGCCATAAGTTGCCAAAGTTAATATGCGGCTTACTTGGTGGTCACTAAGTATCTGAAAAATGTTTTCATCCATTAGCTTTCGTGGGTAAATTTCATGCAGTTTTAGCTTTGTGTAAAGTAGATAACCCACCTTTTCTGCATCTAATCCTAGCTTTGCAGCTATCTTTTTGCGTGTAAATCCTTCGATGTACAAGCGCTTGATTTCGTCGATTATCTCTTGAGTTTCCACAATCTTTCAAAGGTTTCGTTAAATGGTAGCTTTTCGGTTTGGTAAGTAGACTTAACGCCTCTTGGCGCTAGGTCTGCTGGGCGTTGTATCTCTCTGCCCAAATAGGTGTATTTGTTCATTTTATTTATATGTTTCGTTGTAGTATTGTTCTCCTGTAATAAAGTTTTCTTTATTTACCACCATATCTACGCCATCTCTATTAGCATTTATTATTTGCCGTTTTTCCTTTTGCTTTGCTTCTTTTAAAATCATTTGCCAAGTAAATTTGTCTTTGTGAATACCCCAAAGTTTTTCAAATAGGTAATCAACCGCGGTTTGTTTCATTTGATTTGAAGGTTAAAGTTTTCAATTAGTCTTGCGCCAGTAATATTCTCGCCTCGTTTAATGGCATCCTTGATTGCTACCTTGTCAGCAGTTACCACGTTTTTAATGTTTACAAACTGGCTAGGTAAAGCCTCCACAATGTCAACCTCCACCGCTTCACTACGGCGCAAACTAAGTTTGAATAAAGGACTTTCAATTTTGTCGATGGCACTTACTAGCATTGCCTCTCTAAGTGCATCCTTGAGTCTTAAAATGGCTCGCTCCTTACTGTCCTTCATTGCTTTTAGTCTTTTAATCTCTTGGTCGATTGCATCGCTATCGCTTTGAATGTTTGCGATGACCTTGGCGTAGTTGCCAGCCTTTGCTTGGAGTTGCTCTTGGTTAATTACTAGCATTTGCTCTAGTTCGGGAGTCAACTCTTCTGTTTCCAATAGGGAGGCTAACTCTAGCGCCTCCCTTGTAATTTCATATAAGTTTGCCATTATAATAATCCGTCTAAAGTGTCCTTTTGGTCCTGTGTCAATTCGTATTTAGTCAAAGCATCTTTGGCTTGCTTGCGCTGGGCATCGGTTCCGTTTAGGTAGCGAACTATGTAGGCGAATTGCTCGTCGGTTGGCTTGGTCTTTACAACCGCTGCAACCTTTGGTGAATGGTCATTAGTTGCGTCAGGGTCTTTTGTATCGTCGATTAATAGGAGACCCGAAAGCGCATACTTTCGAGCATATGAGCTGCTGCTTCCGAAACTTTGCGCCACATCCATACCCTTGCGGTTGATGTCTATGCCTGCTTGGGCAGTTACTGTTCTTCCTTCAGTTCTGCCTTCTTTGTCTACCTGAATAGATACTGTGCTTTCTATGAATAAAATATCACTTACCTCTTTTAATTCGTCTTTAATCGTCAAGGTGCATTCGTATTTCAATAGTAAAGGCTTTAGAGCTTCTAGGATATCTTCGCAGTTTCTATACTTGTACTTGCCAAATGCGTTGAATTGGCTCTTGGGAGCTTTAAGCTCGTTTTGAATTAGAATTAGTTCTTTCATAGGTGTTTAGTTGTTTAAATGTTACGTTCAATGTTTAGTACTACTTCGTAAATAAGAGAGTTGGTAGGTGTCACCTCATCCCAGCCGTTGGTCTCTTCGTTAAACTTCGTGATTGATTTGGTTGTCTCAATCTCAACCTCAACCTCAGAGTCTCCGCAGTAATCCCAGTCGGCTTCCTCTCCGCATTGCTTTACCTCGTAATGACCAGTCCAGCAATACTCTTCGCCTTCGTAATAGAATAGCACCTCTTGGTCGAGGTACATTTCAGAATCGTTAAATAGTTTTCCCATAGGTGTAGAAAGTTATGCCCCCGAAGGGGCGTTTGGTTTATCTTAAGAATAGTTCAGGCATTGAGTTAATTAATTCCATTTGTTGTTTAATTAATTTTCTACCGCCCATTCCACCAATGCCTTCGCCTGTTTCTTTGATTGATGCGGTGTACTTTGTTGTTGACCATGCTGATTTTTTGCAAATAATGAAATGACTATACGCTTGAACTACGAAAGTCATGTTTGAATACTGAACTTCAATTGTTTTAATTTTTCTTGTTTTGTTGTTTTCTAGCGTTTTCATAGTGTTTTGGTGTTTTGTTGTTGTTTGATGAGTCAAATATCTTAGAAATAAATTAGAATAAAAAATATTTATAACTTTTTTTTTAACAAAAAGCGATATTTTTTTTCCGTCTCGTTTTTTATGCTTTTAACTTGCGTATGGAAGAGGCACAAATAATTAATCCGTTTGGCTACCTAAGCGCAACCAAGGTGCTAGACGAGAACAGAAAGCCAGTAGACTGGTGGCATCAATATCTTGAGTTTAACCAAGCCGTTGCAGAAAACGAATTTTATATTCTGTTTGCCGATGGCTTACTTGTTAAAAAAGGAAAATCTAAATTTAAGACCTCTCAATATGTTAAAGGCGAAAAGTACTTGGACTTTAAGACGTTTTACCACCAAGCGAAATCTGAAAAAGATTCCAGCGATGCTTGGGTTTTGTATGGTGACAATTTGCCTTATTAAATGGTTGTATGAATTTCTAAAAATACATGGATAAGAATTTTTTTGCCGTACAGGTTACCATTGTACTTGAGGAAATACGGGATTTGCTAATTGCTAAAAATCAAAAATACGGCAACTCTGCATTAGAGCCTTTAGTTGTTTTCAGTCACTTGTCCGCAAAAGAAGGACTACTGGTCCGCATCGATGACAAGCTAAAGAGAATTAAAAACGGAAGCTTAGAACGAGACGACGAGGATGTTATAAACGATTTGATTGGTTACCTTGTCTTGCTAAAGATTATTGGAAATGAGTCCTGATATCGCAAAATGCATGGGGACAGATTGTCCCTACAAAGAAACGTGTTACCGCTATACATCTAAGCCTAGCGATTGGCAAAGCTATTTCTTAGAACCTCCAATTAAAGACGGAAAATGTGATATGTATTGGGGAGACCTAGCAGAGTCCATTTGGGGTCAACTTAAAGAAATAGTCAAGCCTAAATAAGTAACCTATAAGTTCACAAAATGGGAACTTTTATTAACCTTTAGAACAACTTTTTTGCAACGCCTATTTGATGAATTCTTTGCATAGGCTGAAATTGGTAACTAAATAAATATTTGTTGTCCAAGTAGCTTACGGATGCGGTAGGCTGAAGCAATGAATTGACACCACCACCCAAGTAAATTCCTTTCGGTTTTTGTACAATTGTTCTAGTTTCTGTGTTCGTAATTGTGTTGGTTACTACTGGCAATTTATAATCGTTTGTAGCGGTCATTTTAAGCACCTCTCCAAGGACTTCACCGCTTATGCTTGTACTTCCATGCTCAAATGGAAAAGACGCCGTAAATTGGCTAATTTGTGGCTTAAAATCGATTAGGATTGTATCCCTTACAACTTCTGTT